GCTTCTTCATACTGCCAAATACCGTTTAGGCCATCAGCGTAAAAAAGATAATGCCCTCGCGCCCCAGCTTCAGGAGCATCAGCCGCCGCGCCCGTATACTCAACCCACACGCCGCGGCCTGCCTCGTCGCCCACCTCCGTAAAGGTTACTAGCTGGCTAGGCGATGTTTCGCCTTTGTTTGTTGTGTCCCAAATGCCCTCATCTGTTACTGCGAAAATGCGGTCAGCAATGCTGGCGTTGATATTTGACTCGTAGGGGATAATCGTCCGAACTTCACCTGTCGCCCTTTTCGGTGATTCGACACATCCCGTTGCCCATTCAGAATAGCCCTTGCGAAGCCGTAGGCCATACTCAACAGGCATTAGATTAAAGCTATAAATGCAATCGTTTATAGGCATCTGCATCAAGCTGTCATAAGCATTAATGCCACCGACCGGCGCAGGAAACGTAACACCAGTAGCAGAGGGCTGGGCCGAACGACCATACCGGCTCAATGTTTTCTGCCTAGCGTACATCAGTGAATTCCACCGTAGCCTGTATCAGGCGCATTAGAGCCATTGATGTAGTGGTATCGCCGGGCAGATCGGCCAGCGTTAAGCATGGGTGCGCCTTGAGCTTTAGACATCCGCGCTTGGAGCATGGTGTCAAACTCCATTGCCGCGTCCTGTGCCGGTAATCCCTTGGCCTGTAAATACTTGAGCTTGAGCATCTTCACAACTAGCAGCGGGTCATACATGATGAGATCAGAACCCGTCGATATTGTGTCGCGATTAGGGACAGTCTGACCCTGCTCCATCACCCAGTAACGAGAGATATACTCCATCATAATAAGCGTTGGTGGTGCGGGCTGCGGGTAAAGCTCTAGCTTGTCATCAAACTGTCGCAGCGAGGCATATATGGTCTGACTTACAAGATTAGTGCCTTCGAGGTATGTCCACTGCTGCGGGGACAATGGCCCAGAAACAGGGACGGTGTTATTCATATCCCACTGCGTTTGATTGATCATGTGATCATAATCAGCGGGCAAGTCATAGATACCAGACGGGTCTGCGCTAGTGTCTATTGTCCAAGTTCTAACCAAAATCGGCCAGTCATAGAGATTGACAAGCTCCTGCCCTAAAGAGTCAAGCAATGCCTGCATCTGAACATACGTTTCATCTGGCGATCCCACTGGGTCAGCGTCAGAGTTAAGCCCGACTTCAACAGCCGCTCTATTAATCAGAGTGTTTGCAGTTTCAAATCGGGCCATACATTACTCCGCTAACTGCGCCTTTAAGTGCGCGATGACTTCCGTTTGCTCTTCGTACTGCTTCTTAATGTCTTCAATTGCTTTAAGCAGCATTTCATTCATCTCAGTAGACTCTCGCAGCGCAATGGCAGAGGCTTGGTTGTCACTCGATTCAAGCCAATCATTTGCTTTCTGCTTCAGTCCGTTAATACCCATCATGTTTTGGGCATTGGCATCACTCATGCCTGCAAGCTGCTCAACTGTTCTAATGTTGAAGTGCTTTAGCTCCTCAGCAATTGAGCGGGTAACCCCCGGCCACTCTTCAAGCGGTGTGCCACTTACATAGTCTTGATCTTTCTTTGCCTCAAACATTGCCCAATGTCGCGGGAAACGCTCCTTATGCTTCTGCCTTACCGGGGCAATAACTTCACTATCTTTTTGTCCGGGCTGCTTAATTGAGACATACGGAATTTCCTCAAATATAGGGCGTCCCGATTCTTTGCTCTTTGCCGCGTTCTCTCTGGGGTGTAAGAAGAAACGCACCATTAAGGTATCGTCTCCACTTGCCGCCCCGTTGCGGCCCATCGCCATGTCTGTTGTGCCGAAATCAGCTTCCATAAGTCTCTCCCTCCAGAGAATTAATGTTTAAGGTGCTGCTGCGCCAGTCCATCCAGCCGCCAAGGTTGTAAGCGTTGCATCAGCAGGCGAATCCACATTACCGTCAGTGGTATTTGCCACAATCAGTGCAGGCGTCATTACGTCACCAATGTACTGAGAGTTTTGCGGAGTACGTGCAGCGCCATCCTGATCCAGCAGCGTCCACTGATTCGCGTCACCTGTAAGGTTGGGCTGATCAGTTGCAATGCCGATGCCGGGCTGACAAGAGCCATAGTTCATGCCGCCGTTAGCGTTAAAGCCGAAGCCAATCGCGGGGACTGTTTCGCCTTCGCGGGCAACAATTGCAGCAGGGTCAAAGTACGTATTGGGTGAGTTAGCCATGTGGCCTCCTATTTAGAGTAAAGTGCCTGTGGTTTGTGAAATCGCTATATAGGCAGAAGGGACTTCACCCCACCCCGCCAGTGTTGGTGATTGCCGTAATATGCCGCCTTCATTAACGCCGCTTGATCCACGAATAAGCTCAACAACCATTGTGTCGCCAACATTCATGTCAAGGTGGTAGTTAAATATTGCGGGAAATACGAAGTCTGTTCCCGCAACCTTGGCGAACACAGTTGGGCCTGTCTGAACACCGTTCATGGTGGCCCTAATAAATATATCTGCTGCCCCCGTAGAACCACCTGTGCGGCCTACCAGCAAACGGCTGTAAAAGTTGTAGTTGCCAGCCTGCAAGCAAGTCAACGTGCCGTCAGCGGCCAACTCAAAGGCGCTAGTCGCATCTGCGGGGCCAAATCTGACCTGCATGATTTCGTTGGTTGCCGAGGGTTGCTGGTCGCTGTCACTCTGGCCCATAAAAACGTATTCAGTGCTTACGTCTACGCCAGTTGAGCGCCCTGCTGCGGTGTCTACAGTTACTAGGTCAAAGCCTAAACCCTCAGTGAGAGTCCCAAGCTTTGCGCCTGCGGGTGTCACGCTACCATCTATGTAATATGCCATGCTGACCCCTTAAAGAGATAAGGGGGCCGAAGCCCCCTGATGCTTACGCTGAAGTGATACGACCTTGGAACTGACAACCTGAAGAGGTTAAGTTTCCAGCCCATGCCAAAATGCTAACTTCAGCATCTTGGTTGGTGGCGTAACGCTTATTGGGTGACAGATTCACCATGTTGCGCTTTGAGTGTGGTCGGTAGTGCAGATAGTTGGTGTTCAGCATGTAAGCTGTACCCGCGTCTGCGTAGCCACCAATACCACCGTCAAGAACGACATCGGCATCCATGAACTTGATGCTTGGGAAACCCAAAGCAGCAGAACTGGAGTCGGTGAAGCGCTGAATAGCCTGAAGGCTTTCGGTGTAAGCAGCCCAGAACGTGTTATCAACCATGATCAAGTCAGGGCGATCAGTTCCGCGTACCAAGTTAGACCACATCGCATTCATTGCGCCTTGAACAGTTGAGGCACTAATTGCCGTCGCTGTGTCAGTGGCAGAACGCCAGAATGTCCACGTAGCGCGATCAATGCCGCCATACGTGCCAGTCGTGGGGTCAACAGGAACCGCTGCGTCTAGTCCGTCGATTTCCTTACCCGCAGAACCCGTACCGTCTGAGTACAAGCCTGAAGAGATCAGGTTAGACAAAGTAGACTCGGCAACAGTGATGCGTGACTCTAACAAGTCAATCATCGCCTCTTTGCCGCTGTTCTGAAGCATCTCAAGACCTGAGATAACAACAGGAACCGCTGCCTGCTTGATTTGGAACTCAGCCGCAGAGATTACGTCACTCACGCCAACGGGCAGAATGTCATAACCTGAGTAGTAGCCTGCGTTAGAGTTTTCCGCGAACGAAAGCTCTTGCATGATTTTTGAGCCGCCAGTAAAAGGCTTAACCTTTCCTTTTTGCTCAAGACGCGAAAGCAGTGCATTGTTTTTGGTGACGTTATCCGCAACGGATTTGCTGCGAGATTCAATGGTGGTTGCGACAATATCGCTAACATTTGCGAAGGCCATAGTAGTTTCTCCTATCAAAAGCCTGAAAGTTCAACTCGTTACCTTGGCCGCGTGAGAGGCTTTGGCTGATAGAAGTCCCTTGAATGACCTCTTAAATTTATAGCTCTACCATGATGAGTGATAGAGCATTACTTGAAGTATTACATACGATTAGCCGTTTGGAAAGCCTGCTCTAATGTACTTCTAAGGTCGCCCGGAGCTGCACTTGAACCCTCGCCGCCGGGGGTGCCGTGGATAGAGCTAGAGGCGCGCTTACGTTGCTGAATCTGACCCTGAGACTGTCTAGCGATCAAAATCTTTCTAATCTCTGGGTGCTGCCATGCTGCGGCGTCATACGCCTCCTGCAATCCCATCTCCCGGCCATTTCGGGCTGCAATGTCCATGATGTCAGCCATAGGACTCATTTAGCTGACCGTAAAATTCATTAGCATCTGCAAACTCGCGAATTTTCCCCTTTATCTGCTCCTGCCCCTGCTGACGCATTTGCTGGTCACGCTGCTGATACTGCTGAAGCTGCTGATGCACCGGGGCCATTTGCTTGTTAATCATTTGCTGGATTTGATCATTCTGCGAAGGCTCGGGGTTCTCTCCTTTCAGAAAGCCCGCAACTTGTGCGGGATTAACCTGAAACTGGCTGATCAAGCTTGCAACTGTTCGCGCTCTCTCAACCTCATTACCTGTCTGTAGCGCTGCACCCGTCTGCAACAGCCCCGGCAAGATATTCTGAGGCCCGCCATTCATCTGCATCAACTGGCTATAAGGCTGCATGACCTTATCCATTGCTTGAGCGCGTCGAGCATCATGGGCGTACTTCTGCGCCATGCCGCCAATACGCTCCTCGTACCGTTTAAACTCATTCTTAGTTTGAGTGTCTAAGTTCTTCCAGTTTTCACGCATCCCAACAGACAGACCTTTGGGTGCCTCATCCTCTGAAACAGTCGGCTCTGGCGCGTCTATTGGCTTTTCTGACGCCTCTATTGGCGCATCAGCAGGCGATTCACCGGGTGCCTCTTGTGGTGTCTCCGGAACCGGAGCGTCATCTATAGGCGCAGCATCGAGGGCGTCAACATCTTCGCTCTCATGCTCCTCCCATGCAGCGGTTAATTCGTCCATTAAGCTTGTGTCTTCTTCACTCATTGCTGTCTCTCCAATTGATTGATTCGCTCATAAATCGCTTGTTTAACTTCCTGTGACCAACCTGCCTTCGTCCGAACATTAGGCGAAACACCACCTAAGTCCGCAGTTTGCACAACATCGTTACGCAAATTATGTTCCCGCAATTGCTTGCGGTCAGAAATCACACTGCCATCAACAACGCTTTTGAAAGCGTCAATGTCGCCGTGGATAGCGTGAGAACTGCGCGTGACAGCAGCCCCCACTTCAACCAACTCATACTTACCTGTCTCTTTATCGAGAACCTGCCGATATTTGGGCATTGAGTGCCGCCTCCGTCATGTTGTTTTGATGCTCTATCTGCTGTGAAGCCACATCATATTCAGCCTGCGCCCGCTCTATCTCCAGATCAGCCGCTAGCTGTGCCTGACTCTCTTGTAATCGGGCATTCATCTGGGCCGCAATCGCCGCTAAGTTGTTCTGTGACGCAACCTGCTCCTTAGTCATATCCGCTTGGCTATCGGCCTGAATCTTCGCCATCTCACCCTGAAGCTTGGACTGCTGAAGCGCCATATCAGCTTGGGCCTTCATTTGCATCTTCTGAAGCTCCATCTGAGACTTCTGCATCTCCATCTGCATCTTCTGCTGCTCCATCTGAGCTTTCATCTGCTCAGGTGAGGGCTGCTGCTGCTGGCCCTGTTGTTGAGCTTGTGACTGCTGAAGCGAATCCAACGCTTGATCCATCATCCCCTCAAGATATGACGCGCCTTTAAAGCCGCTCATGGTGAACTTAATCATGCCAATCAGAATCGGTAGCGCCTCAGGCATGACCTTCACCGCCGCCTGTGCGCTTTGCACAAACTGAGACATCGCCATCAGGAACTCAGTCCTTTCCTGCTTCACCTGCGCGTAATCCTGCATCGCAATGGATTCGGGACGTATCTCAATACGCCATTTGCAATCAGGTGATTTCATTAGCTGGATAGCAGGCTCAATAAACTGTGAGTCATTTTGCGGCATATACATGGCAGCGGATTGGGTCACAATGGACTGCGGCGTATAGTGCTTGCCAATCACCTCGGCCTTTAACTGCTCAATCTCACTGGCAAACCGCGCAAACTCCTCCTGTAACGCCTGAACGCGAATCGAACCCATCTTGACCTTAGTGGCCTGTGTACTCGCCGCCGTATACTGGTCAGTCTGAGCGCCGCGCATAATGTCAGACAGTCCTGTGACCTCATACAACTGGCTTACTTTAGCCTGCTGAACACCCTGCAATGTCTGTAAGACACCCACAACCGTATCCACAGGGAACCAATCAACCGCGCCCCTGACACCCCCTTTCTCACTGAACATGGCCCAGTTATCCACAGGTATCATGTCATTATCAACGCCCTCCTGTAGCATACGGCCAACACTGGCACCAGCCGTGGCGTCATAGACCCCCACAACCTTCACAGCCTCGGTAATAATGGCAATGCGGGTCTGTAGCTCGTCAACCTCGTTATATAAGTCCTGCGCCAAGATAAAGTCGGCTTCAGGGCGAAACAGGTTGGTTGTTAAGTTAGCCGCCATAGGGCGTGGGGAAGGCCAAAATCCCGTTAATTGGAGGGGATCAGGCGCACTGTCCAGCACCGTGTCACAGCCTTTTGACCACCAATAGACACTCTTGGACTTCTTGCACCATATTTCCCAAACCGCTGCTTTCTGGATTGAACTTTCCTGATCCGCCTCCGAATCGTTTTCGCCCGTTGGCGTTTGGTTTTTGTATTCAAGTTTTCCCGCATAATCCTCGCCAAACCGCTCGGCAATCTCGGATTTGGTCATATAATTCCTAAATGCCAGCCACGGCATCTCATCCCATGTGCGACACCAGCCCCACAGCAAGTCCTGCCAATGAACGTAGTCAATCGGCACCCGCTCGTTGGTGATGTTCTCCATCTCCATTTCCATGCCTGTCATGGGGTCAATCACCACCTCTACTTCGGACTCATAGGTATAGCGAACCCGCGCCATACCGAGTCCGGGCAACAAACGATCCTGCAAAGCCGCTTTTAGGACGCTCGGCAAGTCCTCACCAGACGGCTCTGAATCGGCCTCTAGCAAACGCTGGAAAAGGTTAGATGCAACACGCGCCACATCGTCATCAGGGTCTTGGTGCGCCCGTGAAACGTCTACACGGGGCGTTGAGCCAAACAACATGCTCTGCAACGTCGAAACATTGGTATAAAACAGGTTTAAACGGCTTTGCGGACCACCATCAGAGCGGCGCTCGTCCAAATAGCGGTCAACCACCTTATTACCCTTGGACTGGAAGTCCCTTAGACGCTTACTCGCAGCGGCAATCTCTTTTTGCCAGTGCTGCGCCCATTGCTGGGGTGTTTTTTCGCCTTCTGGGTTCATTTCGTAAACAACCTGCGACTCAATACTTGAATCCATACCTAAATCCTCTGTCGGCCCCGCCTTTGGGGTGTGTTCCACATGTCACCCAGCGCTTCGCGGGTATAAAGACCACCATCTTTGCGGATAATCGCACATTCCATTGCCTTTTTCTCGTTTATAGCATTGACATTTTTCTCACCCATGCTAGCGGCCCGTCGACCCAGCAAAGAAAGACAGTCAACAATGTCGTCATGGTCACCAAACGGGAACTCGCTAATCTCACGCAATAAATCGGTATTCCAGTTGCCGCGCACCATCTTCACGCCGCCCATTTTCGCCAAGCCCCGAAAAGCCGCCGCCCTTAACTCCTTATTCTGGCCCCGTGTTGGCATTCCATTTAAAGGCACCAGCGTCCCCTGCTCCCTCAGTATCTTGTGCGCCAGATTCTTAAAGACCTTGGCACCTACGTCGTCATCAATCAGCACCTCGATCATATTCCACGTTTGATGCAGTCGAATCAGGTTAGTCACGATATTGTCGGGGGTAACGCGATCACGCCACATATCCACCAAATACAAATCCCCGTTGTGTATCCCGCCAATCACGCAGACAGAGAAGTCACCACGGCCCTCAGTCATCGCAATATCCAAACCGCCGTACAGATTCATCTGCGGAGCCTTATCCACAATCTCAATGTCATCAGGATTCAGCCAATCACCCTCGCTAGTCAGCGGCTTTTGCTGATACATGCCCGCCCAGCGCTCAGGATCACGCTTGGCCTCCGATACCATCTGATCCGTGAACCATTCAGGCCATAAACGCTGCCCTATCTCCCGGCCAATCGGGTCATCAACGCTATCAGCCTCCATAGGAATCCGAACAACCTCCCATGTCTCAGCCTCTTCAGACTTCAAGATAGCGCCGGGGATGTCATCCGTATGCCAGCGGGTTGTCACGATAATCTCAGGTGAGCCGGGAATTAATCGACTGCGGTATTCAGTACGATACCAATCCAACGCTGCCTGTCGCTGTGTTTCACTATGCACCGCCTCGAACGAACTCACCGGGTCATCAAGAATCGACAGATTAGAGCGCAGGCCCACAATAGACGTACCCACACCCGCCGCTGTCATCGTCCCCGCCTTCAAATTAGAAAAGGAACTTACCGATTGGTTAGAGGGGTCAATCGTCGTACTACTCAATATCCGAAACTGCTCGGTCTGAATGGCCGCACGACAACGCCGCGCAAACTTCTCAGCCAACGACTGCGTAGCCGAACAACGCAAAATATGGTGTTCAGGATTCATCGCCCACCACCATGTCGCAAACTGAATGGACACAATGGTTGATTTCGCGGCCCCCGGCGGCAAACACACCATTAAACGCTTTATCTCACCCCGAACCACACGCTCTAAGTGATGCGCCACAACCCGATGATGCTCCTGATGAGGAAACACAAAGTCATTGTGATCAGAAGGCCGCCATATACTGACGAAATAACTCCAAGCTGGATAAAGCGTGTTCAACCTCATAAAACTGACGCTCAACATCGGTTAAATAAGAGAGATCGGCGTCATCCATACTTGGCTTCGCCTAGCTCTTCGTAATCAGCCTCTTCAATATCATCATCATCGGTGGTTCCGACTTTGACCGCGTAATCAGCGTCTTCGTCGGCATCCTCTAAATCACTCACAGTGTCTTGCGTAGGGTCCGTATATTGCTGGGTCAAACGCGCCATTAGCTCATCACGGGTTAATGAGGCCGTATTACCCACATCATTCCCCAAACTAGCCACCTGTATCCTATCCACCGCCTTACCATGCGCCCTATCCAACAAACTGTTAGCCGCCGTCACAACGTCCTTATGCGGCGCGTCCTTATCCTCTAACACCGCTAATAACGCCCTCAGAGCCGTCTCCGTATGCTCACGGAACTTCTGCTCAACAGACGCACGTTCACGATATAAATAATTACCCTTCGTGTTGCGGCGTGGGTCAAAACCCTTGCTGAAGTGGCCTGAGTGCTTCTGTCCGGGTTTGCATCCTCTAGGCATGTTTCCTCCAAATTTTTGAGGGGGGTGAAATTTTTGAGGGGGGTCTAAACCCCATCTGCGGCATCGACTTCAAACAGGCCGGGGGGGGTGGTTGGGTTGTGGGGGTTTGTTTGCTTTTTCTTTTGTTCGATTTAGTTGGTTCCATTATGGAATTTAACATTTTACCTATTATGCGCAATGTTACATTTCCGTAAGTGTTTGATTTGGCTGGAGTTATCATGTTACGCAAACATTATGGTCGGGTGGTTTGACATTATGGGCCAAAAACAGGGGTGGTTTGGGGAAGGCATAAGGTGAGGGAAGAGGCATAGGTTGGCCCCCTCCCGGCGAAACCTGAGCGCGCCCGCGAGCGTAGTTTCCCCCCCATTTCCCCCCAATTTCCTGCACATAACCAATCCCTATTTCAGAGCGGTGTTAATCAATTCACTTACCCTTATTCCGCCACTATACACCAATAACCCGCAATGCTGTCATTAGCCCTTAACAGCCCTTCCTTAATCATTAACCCCTTATGTCTATCCCTTTATCTTCTTCTATACTTCCTTATTACTATCCCCTTATACGTTGGGTGCAGACAGGTCTTTGCCGGACACATGCGAAATGGCACCACCAAAGGCTTTCAGGCCGATTACGATACCCACCAGCCCCTACCCCCTATCAACCAGCAACACACCCCCAGAACAGCCTGCCTAGCCACCCATCGAGACAGCAACAAGCCGCCTTCGTAACCACTCAATAACCACCCGGCAAGCACCCAATTATCTTGCAATATCTGCCTCATAACCCTTGCATTGTCATACAAAACAGTTTAGTATTCTTCTCATGGGTTGTTAATTCACATGACCCACCCCGCTGGAGGGCTTCCAGTCACTAGGAGAACGACATGAAAATTCATTTATCAGACTTAGAGCTTTTTGTGGGTGATGACGGGAAAACCAAATACCGCCATAAGCACAAGCGGAACCTTCCGCTAGATCGCATCAAAGCCGTGTGCGGCAAAAACGACAGCTCTTATACCGTCGAGATTCCTGATTGGTATGAATATGTCGGCGCGAAATCACCGAACCTATGCCAGCACTGCGTTCAATCACTCAACAAGAAAAAGCAGGCTCTGGCCTGACTTTAGGAGAACGACATGAACACAACTATTGTATATGGCTTAAAGCAACTTGACTCTAACGGTACTTGGATCACCTTGCCAGAACGGCACGAAGGTCTGCGAGACGCAATCAATGCAGAGATTGCATTGCGGGCAACTCGTAACGACCTAGCAGCTAAGGTTCAGAGCTACGACCGAAGCATAGTGAACGGTCAGATTGTAGACACTGAGCGCAAAGACTAAGGAGAGCGATATGGCACTTACTGATCACGCACAGCTCAAGGCCCGTTTAGCGGCTTTGGGGATTGATACCCCTACCCTCGTTGATGAGGTAGTAGATACCCCTAGTGAAGAGACTGAGCCTTGCCGGACAGATGGGAAATACAAGTCCCTAGCCCGCAACCTCAACGCAGAGAAACGGGTCACGCGGGACGCTGTTATCACCATCAGAGTCACCAAACAGCTAAAGAGCATGGCAATCAAGGCCGCAAAGCCCGGCAAGCTGGCCCCTTACGTCGAGAGCGCCATCATCAGCGCTTTGAGTGCTTCTGGGTATGAGTACGATAGCGACCAGTGACCATTGCTTAGAACGCGATTAAGGGGCTGCTATGGCCCCTTATTTTTTGAACGGTACTATGTCGAAGTTGTTGATCTTATACAGCGGGTCGTCCTTTAAAGCCTGAAGCTCTTGCCGGTAATGTGCGGATACCGCATTGCGTAGCTTGTCGTTGTTCTTCACCACCCAGTTCTTGCGCTCCAGTAGATAGTCCTTACGGTCCTCGCCAAACGTCTGACAAAACCAGTCGCCAGCCTCTAGTATCTCCCCGTCAAACCACCGATGACATGTAAAACAAAGGCTCAATGCGTTTTGTAAGTCATAACGCGTACTGGCACCTCTACGTCCTACAATATGAGCGCAGTCTAGCCCCTGAGTAGAATGCTCATAGCTCTTGCGGCAACGCTGACATGTCCACCTGTCTCGACTTCTAACCGCGTTACTAAAATGCGCGTCTGCGGCTGTTCGCTTAATCCCCGCCATGATGAGCCTCAAAGCTAAAGCAGGTGTGGCATATCCACCACCAGCGGCTAGTCAGCATTAACCCGCCATTTGTCTCGCCCGCAGCCCTCACCACTTCGTGAAGGCAGTAGGAGAGCGCCACAGAGACACCAATGCTGATCATTCATGGCTGAGTTCCCCCAAAATAAACTCCTCAACCACCCCAGTAAGCTCTGCAACACGGTTAAGCATTAGACCCCATCGCCTTGCTCACCTGCTCAGTGTCAAGCTTGCTGGTGCTGTCAACGTCATATAGAGGCGCTAATGAATCGGCTTCAGCAAAAGCTCTTTAACGCTGCTCTCGGAGTAGGGAATCTCAAGCTCAGGCTTTTAATGGATGAGCCACCCCGTAACCTGCGTCATTCAGTGACCTCGCTAGACGCCGCAAACAGGCGTGTATGGCGTTGTTCTGTTTGCCCTGTACGATTGGGCCTCTGAATGCTGTACGTGATGCCCTGCGTGTGTCGAGCCGTCACATAAGCCACGAAATGCTGCAACGTGTCTGAATCCTTAACCGTCCAAGCTTCGCCATTACCGCTCATCAGCCCATGCCCTCATTAATTTGTTGTCATAAAGCTTGTTAAGGCCAGTGGTTTCTGCCCGCTTAACTTGCCCATAGGTTAGGTTTAGGGACTCAGCGACCTCTTGACGTGTCATGTGGTCATCCGCGTCCCATCCCCTGCTCTGCTTCACCTTCTTCCTCAGCAGGCTCTTCCCCATACGGCCTCCAATCTGAAAGCCTCGGGTATGGCCTCGATCAGCCCTTGATCCTTGGCCTCTTTGTTGACAATGAAAAGCAGGTGTTCAGCCTGCTCATCAGTCACCTTGTCTACCTTTCCCATAAGGCCACCAACGTCATTGCCATAAAACCGAGGCAGCCAATAACGCCAACCCAAACTGACGTCATCAGGGCATTTGGGAGCCGCTAAAGCCGGGGTGACGTAGCTACGCTCAACCGTGTCAGCGTCTTTAAGCTTCTGGTATTCCTCAAGCAAGTCCTTGGGCTTAGGTGCATAGCGGCCTGAAATGGCGTAAGCCTTTATGGCGCTGAGAGCGTGGTGAGGGTTCTTACCGTTGAAAAACTGCCGCCAAAACCCTACCTGCAAGCTGTCCAGCTCTTTGCCGTAAAACGCATAGGTCTGACCCAGTGCATGTAAGCAATCGTCCATTTCCTTAGCGTTCATTCCAGCCACCCCATTGTGTCATCAGTGACCAGCTTGGAGTTCTTGTTGGCTAGGGTGACGGCGTTGGGCTTCTCAAACTTAGCTTGATTGCGAATCCAATTGTTAGCCGATGACTTCCAGCACTTCATTTTGGCCGTGCCAACCTTCCAGCCCTTAGACTCGTAGAAATCAACGAAGGCATAAGCCTGAATGATTAAGCCCCGGCTAGTGGCGTAGTCTTCTACCTCGCGCACTGTAGGCGGCTTAAACGCCTTGCCCCGCTTCTTAATAAACTGGGCCTCCAGTTCCTCGACCCGCGCTGTCAGCGCCTTAATCTGCTCTTCTACAGTCATTGCACACCCTCCGTTGAGAAAGGCGCTAGACGGCGTGGTGGCAGCATCCGGCGGTATTCTCGCTCCCGCTCAATCGCCCACCATGTGTAACAAACCATTATTAATATCATCATGCTGTACCCCTTCGCATAGCATTGCCATTATTCTTGACCAAGCGATAAGACGCAAATCGCTTACCATCCCGCTCCTTCATATCAGTCTCAATGAGATGACCCTGAAAGCGTAGATCATTAATACGCGCAGCCAACCGCATACAACCGTAGTTGCTCAAGGCGTCGAGAGGGGTAATGGGTGACTTCTTCAGGTGGTTTAAGATTTGTAGTGTCTGGGACATAAAGCCTCCTTTTTACGCTCTGTGATAGACATGAAACCAAGGGTCAGAATTAACCTTTTTAATTGCACCTTTTCTTGCTAGAGCCTCAACAGTTGATCCGCCGATATAAACCATACCTGCGTATCTTTTTTTTCCCTTAATATCCCTGCAACGCACAAATTCCCTGTGGTTGCCGTCCCCTTCAGGCTTAGGAAAATAACAAACCTCACAAGTGTCAGGCCATGCGTTCATTACTTTTTGCTGCGTCTTGCTGAGTTTTTCGGTAATCATCATTAACTCCTCTTGATTGGAATAGTGGCCGATTTTGATAACCCAGATCGGCAACTGGAACCCACGGGAGTGGAGTACACTATGTCCCGTGGACAGCGGGGGTATGTTCAGCTTTGACTTTGCACGGCCTCTGCTGTCGTATCCCCCTGTCCCTCTAATTGCCTCATCCGAGGCTCTGGCAAATGTTGAGATAAAGCGCTATCAACGGCATTTCGCAGCGCCTTACCAGCCTCCAACTCACCAAACTGCCTGCCTATGCGGGTGTAAGCCGCACGGGTAACACCCTCAAGGCTCTTGCGGTCACGCCGCTTCTGAGACTCTGAGGCTGTCATGCCAGTGGATTCGTCAACTACAACGTAAGGGTCTACCGTGATGGCGGTAACTTTGTTCCCAGCACCAGCGCACTGACATCGGAACAGCGGTATTCCCCACTGATCTTCAAGCCAGCCAGCCAAGGTGTTGACGCCCGAGCGAACCTCATGCGCGTACTCTTGCGCGGCCTCAACCCTGATGCGAGTCGTTGCTTGAGGCGCGTGAATCTCAGCCGCTATGTATTCGTAAATGCTATCGAATACTTCAACCCCATTTTTCGGGTCGCTAAGATCCCATTGAATAGAGCCGTTTCTGGCGTCTAAAAGCTGAGCCATATCCCACCCAAAGCCGGATGAGCCATCACGTTTCTTCATCCGAAGGCCGCCAATGTTCGGGCCTCCCTTGCCAGCACGTTGCTGGTTCTCTAGGGCTAGGGATAAAGCGTTTCTTCTATCTTCGCGTGTCATAACGCAGTCCTTTTTGCGGTGCGACATTGCACCCAAAAGCCCACTCATCGAATGGGCTTGAGGGTGAAATATCACTTCACCAATTCCAGAGCTGGAAGGTCTGGGGTCAGGTGGTCAGACTCATTTCTTAGAGCAGTCCCGACAGCATTCGCGCCCTCTGAAAGATTAAGCAGGGAATCTGACAGGCTTGCTCGGAGCCTTGGGTTTTCAATCTGGTCTGTGTAATTCAGAACAGCGTGAATCTCCTTGGCTACCGCCTTGACTTTCTGGTTAAGCTCAGCCGCAAAATCCTCAAGGGATTTGGACTTGTGCTTGCGCCTGAACTCCTGCCGCTTAGTGTCGGCACGGCGCTTGGCTGACTCGCCGCTGGCAACGAACCACCACTGCTCAACAGCGCGGCGCACTTGCTTACTTCTCACATCGTTGTTGAGGATGTGGCTTACAAGGTCGGCATGGTTAGCCGCTGGTATCTTGTGAACCTTTACAGCCGTGGCAAGCTCCGTCATGTGGCGGGTAGTCGGCATCTTCAGCAGGAGTTTCTGAGCCATGATGCTGTCCAGAGCCTTGGCTTGACTCTCAAGCTCGGCGCTCTGAGCATCTAGCTTTTCAGCTTCAGCCCTTGCTTTCTTTGCCGCCGCCGCAGACTTGGCCGCTTCTGCCGCCTTGCGCTTGGCCTCAGCCTCAGCTTTCTTGGCATCTGCTCGCTTCTGCTTGGCCTGTGATTTAGTCTTGGCGTAGTGAGAGTCCACCACAGACTGCACGTTATCGCGGCGGGTAGAGCTACCGCCGGGTAAGGTGCTAGACAGAAAGCTAACTCCAAGCCCCTCGCCACTGAGCAGACTGTTCCTGACCTGTGTGTACGCATCGGGCCTCATAGCACCAGTCCCCCGGGGGACTACTGCTTCAAAGTCATCCAGCGTTTCGCACTCACGCACGATTGGCTCAAGGAAATTAATTCCAGCTTCGATGTTCTCAAAGATGAGGGCAGGCGTTACTTCTCGCTGGCTCTCATTCTCGTCAACCATCCACGTGTACATAGCCCAATCATCAACATCCTTGACGATAAACTCAGCTTGCTCGACGCCAAGATTTTTAAGTGCGGCTAGACGATGATGCCCGTAGGCCAGTTGATAACGGCCCTTCTGGGTGGGGTGCTTGCGAACGATGACGTTCTCACCCCAATTATTTCGATTGATGGACTCAACAATGGTTTTCACCTGTGCTTTGTCCAAAGGGTTCCGCTTCATATCACGATGCGGGTTGTGGTCTATATTGCTGATTGCAATTTTCATCTTTCTCTCCCGTGTTCCACCTGATAGCCGGTGGCCCGCTATTGCTGTGTAATACAGCGAATTCTTGTAATGCCTTAAAACTCACCCAGAGCCAGAGCATTGGTTGATAGGTTAGAGAGGAACTTAGGAAAGAATTCGCCTAGGTTCACTCTCTCTCACCCGTCACCGTCACATCGGCAGTTAGGTCACTCATACACCGCAGTAGCTATGAGTTCGGTGGCAACTTAATCAGGCTAATCTGCGCCTGAGTGTTCGGGGTTCCACCTTTCGAGTCCCCTTGCGGCTATGAACACATCCCACAGTAACCGCGCTTCAATCAGCCCTGCCGTGGTTTCCCCGACAACTGATAGAGAGGTCAATGGTGTATGAGTTTGTGAGGTGTTGCTGGAAGAGGCGGATACAGTATAATGACGCTGGGTCGTGTGTATCGTTCTTTTCCAGTCTTGCTCACGGTCTCAATCGGTGCTGGTAACACCATTGACTCGACCCGATCTTAATCCCCCTTCATATTTCATTGCAAGCGTTTTTCTGTATCGCATTGCCACGCCTGTATAAATCAACAGGTTGTCAGCGCATGTATCGCAATGCTATAAGCGACCCCTACATCAACAGGTAGAGAAGGATGACCATAACTAACCGAAGGAAGCTCACCGATAAGGAGCAAAAGATTGCCGCACGTATCCACAGCTTATGGCTGGCAAAGAAGGAGCGTGAAGGCGTTACCCAAAGAGACATGGCTAAGGCGTTAGGTTGGACAGTCGGCACAGCAGGCCAATATATGCTGGGACGAATACCCCTAAATGCGAATGCAATTAGCCGCTTTGCTAAGTATCTGGGCGTCAGTCCTTATGATATCGACCCCTCATTAGCAGAGAACTTTATCGTTCCCCCGGATGATTTAATCAACGTTGAGCAGCAGTTAGAGGCTATGGCTCCCGATGACTTACGCCGTCTGATTGGCGATCTGTCTCGGCGTCTACCTCAACAGGATTTGTTGCGGTTGGTTGCGTTGCTTGCTGACCGTGCGACTGAACGGCGCTGAGAGCTTCAAGCATTGCTACCTTCCCTGCTGCACTCATTTCGCTGTTCAACTTAATTAAATCCTGTACCACTGAACCCATCTACCCACACCTCTCCTTGGATGATTTATACACAATATCCGACTAAATGTTCGGACCTCTGTATCTATTCACGCCATACCCTATGCCGTCCCCGCCATACTAACCACATGTAGCATCACTGTACACATTTGTATGTAAACACTTGCAAAGACCGTTAAAGCCCTTTATCGTCCGCTTTGTATGACATTGCAACGCAAAGAAAAAGGGAATGCTATGCAACTAGAACAAGACAGAACGAAGCTGCAAAAGCTGATTGATTACTGCGACGAGTCTCCAAAGTCCTGTGTCGAGTCAATGATTAATGACGGCATATTCGCAGGCACCACGCTTGAACAATGGGACGTTAGCGAAGAGGTGGTTAGCAATTACATTGTTAGCGCTTTGGAAGCTATGGACGCCCGTGACCACCATAAGTTTGACCAACGTGCCGGGGATATGTTGCGGCACATAATTGGAGGCATGTCTGATGTTGTCGAAAAGCTCAGTTGATCGACTGCGGTTTAACACGACCGCTGTACGAAGAAATGGCGAGTGGAACGTGTTTGTGGAGAGCGCTGTGAGTGAGATCACTTTTGCCGCTAACCACACTCAACTGACTGCTGCGCTGGAACTGGCGACCGAGGAGGCCGCTGAAGAGGCCCAGCATTATCTGGGTGAGATTCTTGAAGGGAGTAACTATGTACACTGAAACTGGAAACGCGGAGCTATATGGCGCTCTAGCCAAGGCGCAAGGCGAGATTGTCAACGCCGCAAAGAACGCCAAGAACCCGCACTTTAAATCTGACTACGCTGATTTGGCGTCTATCCTCGACACCGTTAAACCTGCGCTCTCAAAAAATGGCATTGCTGTCTTTCAGGGTACAGCATTTGACGGTCCATATGGTGACGGTAACTACGGTACTGGCACATGCAGGCGGCGGCAGTATTAGCAGTGAGGCGAGTTGCGTCCCTGCCAAAATGGACGGCCAAGGCATTGGCTCTGCAACCACCTATCTACGCCGCTATGGATTGGCTGCAATGACCGGGGTGGCTCAAGCTGACTTAGACGGTGAAGACAGCAAGCACAGCACACCACCTGCCCCTGCGGTCAGACAGCCCAAGGTAAAACCCAACGTCCCACAAGACGCTGTTGAGAAGGTCATAGAGGCTATTCAGGCGGGACGCGGCACTGCGGATAAAGCCATCGCCCACTGGAAGCGCAAGTACACCATCAGCGCTGATCTGGAAAAGCTGCTGCGAGAGAATGAACCAGAGGTGGCTGCATGAAGATAGTTGACCTCGACCAAGGCACTCCTGAGTGGCACCTATTTAGGGCCACCCACCTAACTGCCTCCCAAGCACCTGAAATGATGGGCGAAGGCTATGGCTCTAGAGATGCGTTCATTCGCAACTGGGGCAAAGAAAAGAACATCAGCAGCTATCAAGAGATGCTCTTTGCCAAGGGCCATGAGTTAGAGGCCCGTGCGCTTCCGTTTGCTTGCGAGATAGCAGGCGAAGACTTAGCCCCTATGTCTGGGGTCTATGACGGCAACGGCCTGCCTGACGCCATTCAGGGCCGCTTGTCGGCAAGCTTTGACGGTATCGACATGGAACACACCGTATTGTGGGAACACAAAACTTGGAACCAAAAGATACAGGCGGCTATTGACGCAGGACAGATACCTTTACAGCACCGCATTCAAATGGAACAGCAGTTATTAGTGAGTGGCGCAGACCAGTGTTTGTTCATGGCAAGCAATGAGACTGAAAGCTGTCACCAATGGTATCTGCCTGACCTTGAATTACGCGAGGCTATCTGTGATGGCTGGGTTCAGTTCCTTAAAGACTTGGAAGATACCCCCGACATTGCCGACCTTAGCCAAGACGCTGATTGGCTGATTCTTGAGGGGCAATATGAGGCGGTAATGAAGAAGTTGGCGAGCGCTGAATTATCAGCAAAGCACCTCAAAGGCTTGATGTTTGAGCATGCCAAAGAACGTGACGTGGTTGGCCTCAACTACCGCGTCCAAAAGACAACACGCAAAGGCTCTATTAGTTACGCCAAAGCCTTTAAATCATTAATGCCTCAAGCGGACTTAGAGCCGTTTCGGGGTGAACTGGTGGAAACACTACAACTGAAGGAAGTTAAAAATGGATGATTCAGAACTCGTTAGTGGCCTGTACCCTAAAAAGCCGCATGGAAATGCACCCGATTTTGTGATCGGCAAGCTGTCAATCAACGTCGAGCAATTTAGGGATTGGATGAAATCCCACTTGTCAGCCAACCAAGGCGCGGAGTGGATCAATATCGACATGAAGCTGTCCAAGGCTGATAAGGGTTACGCGGTCGTTGATACGTGGAAGCCTGATGCAGCACCCGCCCCTAAGCCTGTAGCCGCTCCTGAGCCTATGGCTGCGCCTGAGGATATACCCTTTTAACCCTTTGCCCCGCTGGTGTTGGGAGACTCCCGGCGGGGACTTTTTTGGAGCTTTATGTATGAACCTGATTAGCAGGAAATCATTTTGCGATGAACTAGGGGGTGCCTGAAACCACCGTTAAGTCATGGCAGAGAAACAACTACTGGACGCGTGGTGTACATTACGTGGTGGTTGGTAAGACCACATTGGTTAAAAAGGGACGAGGCAGAGAAATGGTTAAGCGAAGGCTTCCGACAGGACTCAGCAAACAAAACGCTGGTATCCGAATCCGTGTCACGGTCAACGGAAAGTCCTACTCAGAAGAACACGAAGGCACCTGTGACAAAGCTCACATCACCGCTTGCGTAAAGCGCCGCAATCAAATTATTGAGTTAGTCAGTAATGGCGCTGTCCTTTCATTTGCCACCTTTGGCGAGGCTGCACAGGACTGGCTGAACACGGTTGATGTTAAACGCAGCACCTCAATGTCTTATGCCAACCTGTTGAATAGTTGGTGGATGCCCCAGCTTGAACACACCAAGCTCAACGTGATTAATGCCAGAGTGATCAAGCGCATATTGGCCGAGCGTGACGTTAAAAATAAAACGAAGCGTAACGCCCTGTTGGTGCTTAAAGGCGTCCTAGACCACGCAGAGATTAGCCCTAACCCTTGCTCATCCATACGGCTAAGAAAGCAGCAGCGGCCCAAGGTGGAGCGCTATAAGCCTGAAGAACGTGAGGCGTTGTTAGGTGCATTGGACGGCCAAGCTCGGGTGTTCTTTGCCATTATGTTTGGCGCTGGATTGCGGACGGGTGAAGTGCTGGGCTTACAGTGGGGTGACTGGGACGGTGAGCGCCTACACCTTGAACGCTCAATGACCCGGAGGAAGCTAGACACACTGAAGAACGACGAGAGCCGATCCGTGGTCGTACCCTCTTGGGTGCGCGTACTGATTAACGAATTGCCGTCACGGTTTGCAGGCGGTCACATGTTCTTAAACACCAAAGGCACAGCCATGTTGGACAGCAAGCTAGTGGCTGATGCGTGGAAGCAAGCCCATGACGTTACGGGTATTGCGTATCGGATACCCTACGTTTGTCGACACACTCGGGCCGCTGAACTGCTGTCCGCTAATGTCAACCCAGCCGCCGCAGCCAAGCAAATGGGTCATAGCGTAGAAATGTTCTTGCGTATCTATTCTGAGTACATTGAAGAGTATGCCGACCAACAGATTTTTGACACACCACTCAATCGCAAGTTGCCTTAAATCTTGCCTTAAATTACATTTGGATTTTGTAAGTTACTGAAGTTAAACGACAATTGAAGGGATAAAATGGCGGAGCGGACGGGACTCGAACTTGTTTATGCTAAAGCTAAGTCATTGATTTTAATAACTTATACGGTGTTATTAAAGGCCATAAAGCCCTTTGTTTGTCATTCATTTTGCCTTAGATTTGCCTTAAAGGAATGACATGAACGCCAGCGTAAATAAGTACATACCCACATGGGACTCTGAAGACGTAAGCATTGCAATTAGGGCCGCACAGAACATGGCCGATAATCTCAACGAGCCAATGGTAATACTGTTTGACCTATCAGTGCGAAGGCAGGTGGACGCACCCTCGCGTTGGCTGGAGCGTGTAACCCCTAAGTGGAATTAGATCGGACTGCCTAGCATGACGGCGGTATAGGCCATAGTCGCCAACTCCGGGTTGCCAGTCCTCTCTAGCATGGCATCCCCGGCTTGTTTGGCCGTTGCCTCAACACCCTGATTAACCACATCAGCGCCCGCATTTAGTGAGGCGTCTAGTCCGTCCCCTTGCATAAGGCCATAGCCTGCCCGCAGTAACCCCTGAATGCCCCGCTGAGGGATTTCAAGTAAGTCCGTGACTTCGGTTACGTTGTCTAACATGTGGTTCACAATACGGCTTGTGGCCTCTGTGACGGCATTGGACTCACTGCCTGCTGCTGTAGCTCCTGCACCGCCTGCGGCTAGTAGTGCCATCATGCCGGGGGTTGCTGCGCCACGCTCCCCACTTGTCGGCCTTTTCATGTTGACCGAACTTGCCTGTGATTGCATTTCTAGCGCCCGCTCCAGAGTTGCATTAGGCTCTTCAACGGGTCTGCGACCAAGGCGGTAAGCATTTCTTAATGCAGACTTAGATGAAACTTGGCCTTGCATTTCTGGGTAATCGCGCAGCGCCGACTCCTGCAATTCGCCGCCAATACCTCTGCGCCTAAATTCCTCTGGGACTTCTAGTTCTAAAGTTGAAACCCTGCCGTCCGGGTATACTCCAAGCCGCATAAAGCCGCCTGATTGATCGTGCGTATACTGCGCTTCGCTTGACCAAGGAAGGTTGGCATCATCTTGGCGGTTAATAGTCTTGCTTATGACTTTTGCTAGCGGCCCAGCCTCTGCCTGTTCCGGTGCGGCTAGTAACGAGGCCATTAGCGCTGTGCTGCCTGCGGGTAGTGCGTACTCGCCTAGTAGGTTTGGGCCTTTGTAATCTGGATCAAAGGCGGCGTTGACTGAACGGACTTGATCAGGCTGAACCGCCAAATGTTTCGCGGGTAGGTACTGCCCGTAGTCTGCATTGTCACTGAAATTATCAATAATTAAGCCATCATTGTTGTTCGACCTACCCTCTTGAAGCCACTTAAACAACTGCGAATCATCTAAGTCAGACATGGTTGCTCCGTCCGCATCCTTACGCATGGGATTCTTCATGTTGGCGTACACCTGCAATATGTTTTGCCCGCCAGCATCAACTAACTCTCCGCTAGATTCTAACTCTTCGGCTTGATGATAAAGCTGTTCCTGCCTGTCAAATTCTCCCTTACGACCATGTGAATCGGCTTGCTCAATTAAGCGCTCAACTGGTCGGCTTTCTGCTGCATACCGCGCATAAGTACCGGCGACATTAGGATCATCTACTAACCATACAGAGTGTTTTGCACTTCGCGCTTTTGTAGTTTCACCCGTTGCTTTTAGCTGGCGAACATCAGCAGCAGTACCGTGATACACCGGAGTATCAACGTCATACCCCTGCTCTTCGGCCCGCTGCATCCTGCTGGCTGTATCCATAGGAAGCTCACCAGACGCGATCTTGGTGGCAGTAGATTCAGGGAAGCCAAGCCGAATAAGGTCTGCAACTTCCTTCATCATTTGTGTAGCTAAACCCATAATCTATTACCTCAAGTGCAAGTATCGCCGCCAAACGTTAGGCCACCGTCTTCACACTGTTCGACCTCGACAGCCTCACCGTCAATTAAAACAGTGACCTCTAGGTTATTAGCCAAGAGCGCCTGAATATCCTCTAGGCTTACGTTCGTACCTTCCGTGGTTACATACTCGTTGGTTACTGCTTCAGTCACGTTATTGCTATCCGTGTTGGTGGTGGTGGTTGTTTCAGTGTTGGTAGTTGTTGCGGTGCTGGTCTGCGTGGACTGGTCTACGTTGCCGCCAGTCACATAGTAATCACCACCTACTGACGTACCAACTTGTGAGCTTGCCGCCACACCTAAGCCTGCTACGGCCTCCACAATGCGGGCATCCTGCTGGCTGTCGTTAATCTGAATAGCAGCGTTGTTCCTGCTTTGCGTCTTCGCCACATCAGCATTCAAGGCGACTGTGCCAACTGTACCCAGTACGTTAATCAGGCTGGGGGCTACGGCTTTAACAACTTCAAGCGCCTCGTTAGATTCACGCTGCAATGTCACCACAGGGGCGTCAGCCTCGTTGTTGTTAGTCACTACGCTAACCGCCATAGCAACTGCGAAAGCATCTGCTGACTCAGGGTTGGCCGCTACGATTGCCGCCGCGTGTTTCCACTTCTCAGCTTCGGCTTGCTCGCGCTGGGTGGCAATGGTTTCTCGGCTTTGTTGCTGCTGACGAACCATGTCAATCTGCGCTTGTCTGTACGCTGTCTTGTCCTCAACACTGGTGCAGGCTCCCAAAACAAACAGTGGTAAAAGTAGTAGGTGTTTCATAATAATCCCCTTCGATTGGTGGCGGACGAGGCACTAGTGAAGGGACTAGCGTTGGCCCCCGCCCACCATTAAGTTTATGAATGTGCTGCCTCAAATAAATCATCAAGCTGCTCATCTGTCATAAGCCCGGACGTTGCCTCAATAAACCACTCGTCAAGCCTGTTGATCGTTACCGCAAATTGAAACCGTATGTCTAGCTCAGGGTTCTCAATAAGCGACTTAGAGGCCGTGAGCGTCTGATACACACCCGCGCTGTTCAGGGCCAACCGTAGGTCTTCGTTGGTGGCTGACATCCTCTGACGCTTCTTCTGTAGCTGCTGTGCATCGTAGGCGGCTATCTGCTCCTCTACCGTGGCGTCATCCGTGGCTGTGAACATAGGCTGCACTGTCCATGCCTCTACCCAGCTACCCTCTGACTGAACTGGAGGAGCTGCTACCGCTACCTCATAGTCACCCACAGGTGGCTTAGGACTGGCGAGTATGGGGTCAACGCCTAGGAACTCTAGGGTTGCTGCTGTCCATGTCTTAGGTAGACTCGTGTTGGGGTTCTCTGCTTTGAGTTGGCTCTTGGTCGCTAAGGAGCCATCCGTTCTCTTTCTGTACTTCATGTGTTGCTCCTTATGCGATTGCGATGTAGATGTAGGTAGCGCTGGCTATGCCCGTAGGGTTTGCAGTGACTTGAAAGCCGCCGCTAAACGGTCTAATGAAGCTGGCTGTATTTTGAGCGGCTGTGGTATTAAGTTGCAGCATTGGGCTATTGCTGTTGCTAATACCTCTGAGAGTGTCGAAGTACATCCAGTCGCCATAGCTGTCAGTGCGCTTGAGCAGCACAAACCTAGCGCCATTGGTAAAGCCACAATCAATGTCTTGATAATCACCATTACCCGTGTAGCTACCGATGTCACAGATGCCGGGGACTGAGGCCCATAGGAAGGCTATGTAGTTATAGCCTGAACCATTGGTTGCAATCTTATTAGCGAGAGTGAAATGCTCGTCGGTAGGATCAGTATCATTCCAAAAGCTATCGTTAACATACGAAGGGTTATCGTTATCAACGTTCATGTACTCAGTACCGCCTGTGGCTTTATTGTACGCACCCCAATTAGTCGATCCTGTCGATTTAACCCACATCATCTCGGGCGCTACCCCAAGATTATGAGGAACCTCGCGACCTGCTACGCTGTCTCCTGCATACGTCACCACATCGAAGAAGCCGGGGGCGCGTCTGAACATCCATGAAAGGACCGTCGAGCCACTAGAACCACTGTCCCTCCACCCATTCATGAAATCAAAGTAAGCAGAGCTATCGTTATCGGCTGCAGCATTCGTGTTGGTTTTTAAGCGTTTGCCTTGAATGAGCCGAGCAGATGTATCCGTGTCCAAAGCCCCGTTGATACTCCTTCTAAATGCAAAGTCCACAGGAAACCCTGACTTGAACTGAGGCAATACGCTTCCAGTAGCTTCCTCAACAGCAAACAACTCCTCTGGCTCGAACTCCTCTGCTGGCTTCATGGGCCTGCGGATCGCCATGTAGATGAACTGAGAACCTGCCTTGTTCCACCCCTGTGAGCCTGTGCTTATCGTAAACCCTGTGGGAGTTACTTCTATGCTGTTGCTTGAAGCTGACTCGGCGTTGCTTACATTAGGTTTAAGAATGCTATCAACACCCCCTGTTACGATACCTCTCATCGTGTCAAAGGTGTACCAATCAGAGGCGTAATCTGCGTTCTTCAGTAACACATATTGAGGTTCCCACCCCAGATCGATCTCAAGACCAGCCACACCAGTACCCGTATAGCTCCCGCACTTGATGATGCTCTCGTCGCCATCAGGGCCGAACATGGGGGCGTCATCTGCGAATAGGTAGGCTACGTATTCAGCGCCAGATGCATTGGTATAGTTAGACCATATCTGACTGTCAAATGTGAGGTGGGTGTCGTCCATCTCAAACGGTGGTTTACCATCGGGATCGTTAGACGTGCCAGCCGCATCGTTTTCATTAAGCCATATGTAATCAAGCTCCGGCAGAGCGCTATGCCTAACCATCCAATACTCACTACCGCTGGTTTTCTTGATTATGACCATCCCCGGTGTACTGCCAAGGTTGTGGGGTATCTGCCTTGGGAAAACATAGTCGCCCGTCCATGTCACGACATCGAAGAAGCCTTCCTGCTTGGCGAATGACCATGAGGCGAAGTCTTCCCCCGTTTCAGAGACTCCGTAGAAGTCTCCGATAGTAAAGCCGTCAGAGTTAAATGATTGCAAGGACTCATTGCTGAATGAGCTTTCGGCTTCCGTGGAATTAGTAGATAGCCGATATCCCTCCCCTCTTTCGGTGTCGAATAGGAAATGAAATCTATCCTGTGATCTCTCTTTTATCCAAACCAAACCACCCTTGTCGTCGAGGTCTATACCATTAACAATCTGTCTACTTGAGGTTGTCTGGTCGCCCTCGTACAGGTAGGTGGAGAACACGTCATCAACGTACTTGCCTGAGCCACCAGAGCCGCCACTAGCGTCTCCTGTTATCTTCCTAGAGATACTCATGCGAACGCCTGCCCTCCGACAAAGCCCTTGAAGGTTGTGCCGTTGTCTGTGGTTAGGAAGGTGAACACATAGGTTGAGTCAGCGGCCAGCACAGGTGCTATGCCTGTTGACCACTTGATGCTTGCGTCCCAGACCAAAGGCAACCATGCTGGTGGTGTCCAGTGTTAGCGTACAACCATAGGCGTCACCGGACGCAGAAGGCGCACCAGAGAGTCCTAGAATATAGCTAGTAGAACCTGAGAAGTTCATGGTGAAATTGTTGGCTAGGTTTAGCTCTAGCGTTGCAGAACCGCCTTGGTATCTTGGCTCTCGCACTGTCTCAATTATGTCACCTGTGATGTTAATGCTGCCTGTGTAGGCCATAGCGCCGTCAGTGATTGCTGATGCAGGTAGCGATGTTGCTGCGACTACTTCAGTCCAAGTGGCGTCTTCTCGGGCATATTGTTTGCCATCTTCTGGAGCTTCTGGGATGCCAGACGAGGGAAGGTTGGTTAGTGCGGAGCCGTCACCCGTAAAACTTGTGGCCGTCACTGAGCCATCAAGGTTTATAGTGCCGGTGTAGGCCATGTCGCCATCGGTAATGTCTGATGCCGAAACAGATGAAATGCCCGGAAGGTTTGTTAGTCCTGACCCATCCCCCACGAATGTTGCGGCGGTGACACCGTTGGTAACCGTCAGACTGTCAGCGGTAACATCATTAGTAACCGTCAAACTATCAAGCGTGGTAGACCCAGCAACGTCTAGCGTATAACCAATGCCTACACCGTTAGTGTCATCAATAGTTATTGCCGTAGCCGTGGCGTTGTCAGAAATGCCCGGAGACGCAAAGCTATCCAGAACAGTAAGATCATTAACAATGACTGTCGGAATATTGCCGCCCGCCGATGTGACTATCTCCTCCCATGAGCTTGTCGTGGGGTTCCACAATTGAGTCCCCGTGTCAGTCCAGCGCTGCCTATCTGCGCCGATCACCGTTACGCGAATGTCACCATAGGAAGCTCGATAAAAACCACTTGTGGGTTCGTTAGACCACGCTGCGCCGGGAGCCGTAACCGACCCATCACTGAAGGCAAACGGTGCCAACATGCCACCACGACCATAGCGGTCTAGAGAGGCCGCTACAGCGTCACCTAGATCATCCATTGTGGTATTAGCCCACGTTGCCGAAATAACCTCCCCGCTCGATACAGGGTTCCCTGCGGGTAATGTGTAGTTGCCTGCTGAATCTCTTGGCATTGCTTATTCCCCTGTCCCTAATTCTTTAATCAATGTCTCTAGCGCACCCATGATTTCTGCATTTGTTGCGCCGTCTTCTTTAAACATTTTTTTGATCTTGTTTAGCATTACACCGCCGCCGGGCGCTGTACTCTCTAACACAATATCTGCCGCGTCATACCCCATAGTCCCTCTAGGATTGCTTGAGCTTTGAATGATCCCGCGCAAGCTACCCTCGGCCTCATCCCCTAAACGCCGGTTCAGACTGCTGGCTAGTTTTGCCAAGTCTCCCGCGCTAGACCCAAATTCAGCGCCCTGCAATGTGGCAACGTTCTCAAGCTCTCTAATGGATTGGCCTATGTCGACACGAGAACCGTAATTACTAAATAACTTTCGCAGCTCCTGCCCTAGCTTCTGGTCTGCCGTTACATCAAAAATATCAATCTTTGAACCCACTGCGTTATTAAGATCATCAAACACCGTAAGCGTTTGAGATAGCTCATCATTAACCGCCGCATATTCGGGATTGATAGACCTAATGGCCGCGTTAATCTCTGCCCGCATTCTGGCTAAGAATGAACCCGCATTACCTTTTGCGCCTGACTGCCCTTTAGTCTCAAGAATTAGCTCGTCAAGCTGCCGCTTCATAATATGCAACTCACCCGCATCAACGGTGTCTTTGCTTAAAACGTCATTCATTCTATTCAGGATATTTTGAGCGCCGGGGACTGACTTAAATATAGAGTCTTCAAAATCAAAAGAACCGTCATCGTTTAACCTGATTCGCGACTTGTCCAGTAGCTCAGAATACGCTTCAGCAACAGGGGCCACGTTTGTCCGTACGCCCGCCAGTTCATTTCTTGAAATCTCATCAAGGCGCGATCTGTTCTGCCCTGCAATGTCCGCAAGATACTCAATGCGATCAACAACCGCGCCACCTGATACATCAGTGCTGCGTATAGACTGGGACGCCCTAGCGTTGCCTTGAGTTCGCCGTCTAATCTCAAGCATCTCAAGCATTGCCGCCCTAGTCTCTGGGGTGGCCGTCTTAATCATTTGAATCAGGCCGGGGTCGTCCATTAGGTCGGCAGCTTTCTGCGCGTTGGGGTATGGCAATAACGCAGGCTCACCAAGCCCCATCTTCGTGGACGCAACTTCGGGTGATGATCCCGCCAAGGTTGGCTCATTACCTGTTTTTACTTGTGCCGCAGCAGCAGGCATTAACGCCCCTCTTGCCGCATTGTCTCTGCCGCCTATCCTGCCCGGCGGTGAGTTAGGTATTAACGCCCTAGCCTCAGTTGATAGGTCGTCGTAATCAATACCAAGCCTTCGCAACTCCTGCGTCAGCGCTTCAGATGGAAGGCCATTAGCATCAAAGAACTGGTCTTTAGGCATTAGCCTGCGCCCTAAACCTACCCCCGCAAGTTCAAGAACGCCCTCGGGGATAACTGTTGCTATAGCGCCCGCCAACGGTGAACCGCCAGTGACTTCGTAACCACGATCACCCGCCTTTGTCCTAACCGTTTCAACCGCATCATTTAGCCACTTAACTGCGGGAGCGTTTGCCAGTTCTTCAGCGCCCTCCCTGCCATAAGCGGTTTGCGGCTTATACGTGAGCGCATCCTGAACATTCCTAAGCGTTTCAACCCCTGCATCTGCCCCTGAAAATAATGCACTGCCAAGACCCGCATAGCCCGCAGGAATGTCTGCAAGACTGCTAGTAACCATGGTTAATAAAGGCTCTATGCCCTTGGCATAACTTGCAGGCAAGTGCGTTGCAGACTCATTATCTTGCTGCTTTTGAGCGGCGGTTTGTGTTGCTGAAATCTGAGATAAAACCTCAGCAAACTGCTCCTCTGATAGGCTCATACGCCACCGCCATTTGCTGCCTTCATTAATTCAAGCTTCTGCTCATCGTCTGCCAAATCCCAAGTTTCCGGCGGTACGATACTCGGCCTAACAAGCTTTGTTGTATCTGCTGGCGGCGGTGTCTTTTCCCCAAAGTTTCTAAACCTTGCGAAGTCACGAGCCACACGCTTGGGGTCTGCGCCCTGATCTTCTGCCAAGCCCGTGTAATAAGCCAAGTCTGCGTCAAACGCATTTAAAGAGTTCTTGTAAATATCGCCTGCGGCATTTCTAAACCCAAGGATTTGATCGTCCCCCAAAAACTCTCCAGCTAATGCTCGGTTATAGGCATTCTTAACCATGCCCGGTATCCCCGTTGTCTGCTCTGCTGTTGCAAACTCTCCCTCTCTTACTGTTGAACCCGGATCAAGCATTTTCATATAGCTAAAGATTAAAGACATTTGCGTTTGCGGTGTTTGTTGATCAATATCGCTGGCTGCAATTATTTTCCCATAAGAATCATCAATTTCTCTAAAGTTCGCGGTCACTTTTGTGAAGTCCCTGCGGCCTTCCTTTTCCCAGTTAGTTAAGTCTTTACCCCTATCGTATGCCGTCTTCCTTATTGCTTCCTCCAATCCAGCGCGAGCAATAGTGTTTTCCGTATCCTGCTGATCAAGCTGATTGCCCAGCGTAAACGCCGCAAGGTCTGTTTTAGAATCCGCAATCTCGTCCCGCTTAACTTGAAGTTCTTTGTCTTTCTCCGCAGCTTTGCCCATCATGTACCCGCCAAGCCCACGACTCAGACCAACAGACAAGCCCTCCCACGGATTGTTTACAACCACGTTACCCAGTTGCCGTGGCCCTGCGTCTTTGGTGGCTAGTAATCCCTTGGCATAATCTCGCTGATAATCCAAAGCATTGTCATCAGCGGTCATATCTTGATTTGAATTGCGGATCATGCTCGCTATTTGCTCTTGCCGACTTAACTTTGTGTTAGGCGACATGTCGGGCATTGACTCCGGTGCGACAGGATTCATCGACATTTGCGGTGCAGGCTTTGGGCCGGTCAGCATTTGATTGCGCTTACGCATTTCTTCAGCGTAATTACTCTGCGTCATGTACGGATTAAGGTTGCCTAAGTAACTCATTGCTTGCTCCTAATTACCCCGGAAATGCTGACGGGTTGCCAAGGTATGCCCCGCCTAACGTACCCGCTGCGCCTAGCACGGCATTCCACGGTGACATGCCTGCGTTATAGTTGCCTTGGTCAACAGCCGACTGGTAGATAGGTGCAGCCTGTGCAGCGCTTGCGCCTTGGAAGTTAGGCATTTGTGGCGTGTTGACCTGCTGACCACTAAGCAGACCGTTAATTTCGTTAAGGCTAAATCCGCGCTTAGTCATGGCCTCAGTGATCTGCTGCTGGCGTATCTGGTTGGCGTACTGACTGCCTGCCATTGCCTGCTGATAGTTCTGCTGGTTAGCTTGACTTGATTGGTCAAACGCCTGCTGCCCTGACTGGTTGTAAAACGCAGCAGCCCTGTCACGCTCATTCGTATAGCGATCCCTTGAATCTGCTTGCATTCCGTAAAGGTCTTGGGCCGCCTGATTACCAAATTGCCCTTGAGTTTGACGCTCTCCAAACTGTTGTCCACGCAATCCAGACTGCATGTTGAACATGTTTTGTTGGGCCTGATTGCCGAACTGCGCCTGTCTATCTCGCTCTCCGGTATACATGCCTCGTCGTGCGGAATCTTGCTGAAACATCTGATTGCTCTCAGCCATGCCGCCCATAATTGCGTCATTCTGAAGCTGCCCATAAGCGTCAGTCTCTTGCTGACCCAAGCTCTGCATCTGCGCTTGATAGGCCGCATCACCCGGACGCAATCCCTGATTTCTTAGCTTTATCTCTGTCTGCTCTCGCTGCGTCTCAAAGCGATCATTTAGCCGTGAAGCGCCTTTGTCATAAATAGAGTTCTCTGCCCGTTCGCGATAGTAGCTACCATCACCCACACCCATGATTCCTGAGTAGTCTAGGCCCATCTGCTGCTGTGGCGAATCAATGCTCTCAATGCCAGCGGTGTTTAATGTAGTCTGCTGCATGGGGTCTTGAGGTGTCGGTATGTCTGAGTAATCGACGCCACGCTGAATATTCTCAGGCAATGTAAACTGCGCGGTAGGAACCTGACCCATAGGATTAAGGCCGCGCCAATCCATCGGCGTACCAAATTCTGCGCCAAGCCTTCCGGTCAATGCGCCAGCAATATCAGACCTGCCAGACTGAATAGCAATCTGCTTGTTCAGTATGTCCTGCAACTCAGGCGTTAAGCTTTGAGTCTGCGACCAACTGGTCGTTGCCTGACCTGTTGAGGGATCAGTTGACGAGTAAGGCGTCCACGTTGTCGCACCCCAAGGCGTGTATTGATCAGGACGATTCGCAAACGTCTGATCTCTTACAACCTCACGGTTTGCCTCGCCTTGCTGAATTGCTGCGCCTGTGTAATCAGGACTCGATTTGCCGCCCATAGTAATACCTCCTAGTTCTTGTCTTTGGGGATAGAAGGCCCTTTAGGGCCACCGCCACCGCCGCCACCGCCGCCACCGCCGCCACCGGGATTATTAGTATTGCCTACACCGGGCGGCACCCAAGTACCTGTCATTGGGTTGTAATAAGTGCTTGATGGGCCATTGGCATTGCGAGTCGGGTTATAGCCCGCAACCGGCGCAGCGTATCCGGGAGCGATTCCCGGATTGTCACCAAAGTTTTCATACAGCCCGTTAGCCACGTCTTGATATGCCGCCCTTTCCCAAGGCTGCTGCCCCATGCCTGACAAGCCTTGATAATCGGTATTGCCGGTTAGCCAGCTTGCGTTGTTGTCATCTTCGCCCCAGTTGCCTCTAAACCAATCGTACGTGGTTTTAGATATGTCACCGCCGCTGCGAAGCATGTCTAGCGCCTCAAGGTTGTTAAGCCCTGCATAGCCCTCATTCTGCCGCCAGTCATCGGCACTGCCACCAACGCGAACCTCTGGGAGTCCGCCCTCAAGCCATGACCAGTCCATAGGCGTAGGCTCTAGCGGGTCAGCCCCCTGCCTAATGGCATCAGACTCTCTTTGCCGATCCCTAAAGTTTTGCTCGTCACGCAATAAGCTGACCATCTGGTTGCGGTAGAAATCTTTATTACCGCCCTCGACATCAGGGACGCCCCACGGTGACTCTTGACCGGGAACATAACGATCAAACGCATAATCATTAGGGTCATAGCCACCGCCACCCTCCATATCGGGTGCGCCAGCCTGAAAGTCTTCCCAGTTCCAGTTATAGCCACCGGACTCGCCCGGAGTCTGGCCGGGATTTGTAATAGGCTCATTAGGGCCAACACCAAGATACGGATCATCCCAGCCTTCGCCCTCTTTCTCATTCAATACGTTGTTGAAATACCATTGATAATCTACGCCGTCTTGATTCGCGCCCGCAATAATTGCCCTGCGTAATCCGTCTGAATTATATCGCTCAGACCAGTCGCCCCAATAATCAAGCCCCGCCTCACGAGCATCGCGACCAAAAAGTTCGTTGTATATGTCATTGATCTGGTCGTTACTAACCCGGTCATAGCCTGTTGGCTCTGGCGGTGGAGGTGGAGGTGGCGGTGGAGGTGGCGGTGGAGGTGGCGGTGTCTCCACTGCCGGGGGATTAAGAACGTTGTCATAGTACCATTGATAATCTGCGCCATTTCTATCGGCACCGGCAAGGATAGCGTTCTCTAGCCCGGACGAGGCATACTTTTCAGACCAATCCCCCCAATAATCCAACCCTGAAGATCGAGCATCACGATTGAAATAGTCGTTGTATATTTGATTAATTCTGTCATCACTTACGCGATCAAACGGATTTTCTGGTGAAGATGGAGGTGGAGGTGGAGGTGGTGTCTCCGTCTCGGGTCTTCCGCTCTCACCGCCAAAGGTAAACTCTGTGTTGTCCGCATCTGCCGTTTCATTAATTGGCCCGCCAGTAATGTTTAACCCGCGCTCATACAAAGAGTTAACGTGTGCGTCCCTCTCAGCACCGTCCAGCGTCATAAAATATCTGTATCTGTCGCCCTCAGATAAATTCATAAACTCGTCAAAATTCATCGCTAGCAAGCCTCTCTTAATTCTTCTTTAAGCCATCGGCACTCTGCCTTTTTCAGCCTAAGCACAACTGTGTCCACTCCTTCCGCAATAGCATCAGGAATCCTAGCCACTTCAGTAAATCCAATATGTTTATCAAGCTTTAGTGCCTTCGGATTGTTTGACGGCACTAAACCAAATATCTGCTGGCACTCGTTACGGTGAAAAGTATGCTCCGCAACTTCTTCAAAGAACCCGTGCCGCAACACCATTGGGTTTTCAATCGCAAAATGAACCATGCAGCTATTGCCAGTAAAAGAGTCAGCAACACACATTGCCTGAATATCATTTGCATCGTTGTAGACCACAAGACCCTGCGAGTCTTCACAGCGAATTGTATGAGTGCGATCTTTAAACCACTGCCACTCATGCTCATGGGATAACGCGTGGAACCTCACAAATAACCCCCCATTGTCATCAGCAAATCCCAGCCAACAATGTTTATTCGTGTGCTAGCCTCACCCCTAATGCCGACAGCAACCGCCCTGCCCATGCCCAACACGCCAACAGGAAATGACTTCCCCTCCACATCGAAATCCCATCGCGATGAATCAAACACCGCAGAGTCCCAAATTGAGTCTGAGCTTGGGTTGTAGTTAGTCGGGGCAGGGATTCGTGTTTCTATTCTGTAATCGTAAACGGCCTCAACGTTAAACGCCGCCGTTCCTGCTAGCACCCCAGCAGTTCTCGCAATGCCCACACGCTTTAGCCGGGCGTGTTCTCCAAAGCTTTGAAATGATGTTAGTGAGCGAAAGCTTATAGGTGAGCCAAGCTCTGCCGCGTCACTAATCTCAATATTTGAAATGCTCCCTGTGAAGCCGGGAAGCGCCACAAGCTCAACCGCTGACGGAGCGCGACTAACATCAAGCGCCACCATGGTTACACTGAACGCACCATTACCTTCATTAATATAGGGCTGGTAATCCGTTGTCCCAAAAGTCACTGCACACTTACCATCAGCCGGTGCGCCGGTAACCGTGTACTTAACTTGATACCGCTGACCTACAACCGACGATCTACCGATATTGATGGTGTAAATAGCTGGCCCCGTTAATGGGCCTCCGGTGCATTCGTAGTCATTGCCAGATACTTGCGACCAAAATCCTTGCGGGTCATCTCCTGCGTTAGCAACGAAGAAATCCGAGCCATTTAGCGTTGTGCCGTCAAGCGACCCAGAATATAGAAGCACAGTACCCGGCTTATAGCGCTCACTTGCCCCCATGAAATAATTGCCAGAAGTGCTGTAGCCGCACGTAATTGGCACCTCTTCCCACAACCCCCATGCCCCTGTATTCAGGTTCATAACGTACTGTGCAAACGCTGAGTTAGAGGGTGTTGGCGTCACAATCTGCATGAATCCATCACTAGGATTTAACGTCAATTGCCACTGCGCCAAGTCCTTGCCAGAGACAACATCGTCTCTAAGGAATCGGTTAATCTTCTGTGATGGTGAGGTGGGTGCTGTCATGGCAACAGGTGCGCCAGATAACAACCCCTTAACGGATGTAATTCCCATTGTACTCAGCACAAAAAGATCGGCACCGTACTCAATAACAACACGCCTAGACTCTGGAACCTCGCCTATAAACCAAGCGCCTCGGGTTGCAAAATCGACTTCAGGGTCTTCACCTTGATAGACAACAACATCCCCACCTCGACTAATAGCGACGAGGTAATCATCAACGCCAGCGCCGCCGTCAAGACTCCAAGACCATAAACCCCGTAAATCGCCCCCATGAGGCAATTTTGAGCCAAATGTAAACCGCGTAAGCTCACCAGAGATCGAGGCGACAGGTAAATAATAGGCATCGTCATCATTCTCCAATATCACCCAAATTCGCTGCTTGAACACCATGACATAAGCAACATCATTGATTGGGAAAGGCGTTTTTGTTGTGCCGTCTGCGGGGTCTAAGTAATACCAATCCGTCTCTTCAACACCGGAGGGTGGTCGAGTCCACACCCCTGTA